AGAGTTACTAAAAGCCGAGACGACTAATATTCGTAATCAAACTAATGTTCAGATTAACGATGCAGCTCTTCCATTTGGACAAGGCAATTATGGTAAACTGATGGAAAAACTGTTAAATGGCGATGGACAATAATACAGAACGAATGCTTGCAGCAGCAGATAGAGTAGATGCTCTTGATGCTCGCGTACGAGAGATTGAGATCGAAATGGCTCAGCACGATGCACAATGTGAAGAGCGATGGAAGACTACTTTTAATCGTCTACTTGGTATTGAAGATACCATGAAGCAGATGGAAAGTCGTTTACTTGTAGGTGCAGGAAGTATGATACTCTTCCTCGCGGGTGTCATTGTGACGCTATTAATGAAATAGATGCCAATTGAATATGAATTTCAACCAAAAAGGAACAAATTTTTTAAAGACTTTATTTTTGCATGCTCTATAGGATTTAACATAGGGCTAATCATCGGGCTATTGATGTTAGCCTTTTCATAAGGAGATAACTATGGAAAATGTACATATTTTTAAGAAGCACGGTAAGTGGATTCTTAGTGAAGGAGGAGCCGTAGTTCATGCTTCAGAAGATTTTTCTGAAATCTTTGAGATGGTAGCAGAGCATGAAAAAGAAGCTCCTATCCCAGTACCCGAAGTTCGGGAATACGATAGCATGGAGGATGCTATTGCAGAGGAAGACTAATGCCAGCAGGTAAAGGTACTTACGGTAAAAAGCGTGGACGCCCAGCAAAGAAGGGTAAAAAGAAAAAGTCTATGGGCGGATTGACAGCAGCCCAAAAGAAACTGCCCCCAGCGTTGCGAAAAGCAATCATGAAGAAGAAGCGTGGCGGTAAGAAGAGGTAAGCGCAAAGCTGCTAAAAAACGTCCAGTGCCTACAAATAAAAAGCTGTATGCACGAGTTAAAGCGCAGGCAAAGCGTAAATTTAAAGTATACCCTTCAGCCTACGCAAACGGGTGGCTTGTAAAGACTTACAAAGCACAAGGCGGTAAATACCGCATGGGAAAGTAAGATGGATTTTATACTTGGTATGTTAGTAGGCGCAGCACTACACTGGTCCTGGAAAAAGTGGGGACATAAGCTGACAATCTGATGGCTAAGCCAAAAGGAGGACTCACTAAGTGGTTCAAAGAAAAATGGGTAGATATCTCTCGTCCTAAAAAGGGCGGGGGTTATCAAGCTTGCGGTCGAAAGACTTCTAAGAAAGGAAAATATCCAAAATGTGTTCCTGCTTCAAAAGCGGCACGTATGACAAAGGCTCAGAAGAGATCAGCTATACGACGCAAAAGAGCAGCAGGCAACCCAGGAGGAAAGCCGACTATGGTAAAAACATTTGCCAAGCGGAAAGGGAGAATGAGACGTGGCGGCAAGAAGAAAAGGTAAAAAGCGCGATCCACGACTAGCTCGAGCAAGGGTAAAAGGGTTCAACAAACCTCGTAGAACTCCAGGTCACCCAAAGAAGTCCCACATCGTCGTAGCAAAGGTAGGTGACAAAATCAAAACGATTCGATTTGGGCAAAAAGGTGCTAAGACTGCAGGAAAGCCTAAAGCAGGAGAAAGCGCCGCAATGAAAGCAAAGCGTAGAAGCTTTAAAGCACGTCATGCGAAGAATATCGCAAAGGGTAAGATGAGCGCAGCTTATTGGGCCGATAAGGTAAAATGGTAGTGTTTGAACGTGAAGTTGAAGAACTAAACTCAAGCTGGGCTTACAAGTATGATATTGACCAGTATGCTCAACGTGAATACTGGCAAATCATGAAAGAACACCCTTATGTAGGAGACTGCGAAGATTATGCTCTTACATTACTTTATTTAATTAGTGGTAAATCTATGTGGAAGTTTTGGTTTTATTTAATTACTGGTAAAGCACAAATTCGTAGAGTTATTACAAAGAATGGAGGGGGACACGCTGTTCTTCGTTTTGGTAAACACTGGGCAGACAACTGGACTAAGAAGTTTGTCAAGTGGGAGGAGATGGAAAAACTAGGACACAAAAAGTATTACTGGTTTTACCTTCCTCAAGACGTAGCATTAAAACTTGCTATGGCTAAGTGGAAAAAGTAATGGGCGAAGATTTAGAAAAAGCAGGGTATCATCCAGCAGATGTAAATGGAGACCATAAAGTAGACGAGGAAGAAAAGAGAATGTATCTTGAATTTCGTCGTAAAGAGTTAGAAGATCAAGACGCAATGCGAGATGCACAGCGTAAGATGACATGGTTCGCTCTTGGAGGTATGCTTCTTTATCCTGCTACTGTAATGATGACAGAAATGTTAGGGTTGCATCAAGCAGCAGAGATTCTTGGCTCTATGGCTTCTGTATACTTTGTTTCTGTAGCCGGTATTGTAGCCGCATTCTTTGGTGCTCAGGCATGGTCTGGCAAAAAGTAATACCCTTAGTATTTTTAAGCGGCTGTGTTGCAATGTCACCAAATCTTGAGTTTCATGAAGATTTGGTGACAGGGCAAGAATACTATAGTTTTGAACTAGGAGTGTCTTACCCAAAAAAGAAGTTTATGACTCCGGAAGAGTGGACAGAATATCACCAGTCTCCGGACAGCCAAAAGGAAGCACTATATGCTACTTACAAAGAGCGAGAAGAAATTGAAAGGCGTTGGGAAAATTTTATTGAAAATTGTCTCTTGGCCGGTACATTGGATTGCTAGTTTTTTTATTAATGAGTGGGAAGTAACTATTTGGATTGACCCACAAAAGAAGACACAATACCATTTTAAGTGGCTTGATAAATGCGAGCCTAAACACTTAAAAGGAAAACTCACGTCTGGAGAGCCTTTTGAGTTAAAAACGCAAGACGCGTTTAACTTCCAGATTAAAAAGGTGAAGTAATGCTAGGAATGATTAAAATGCTTCCAATTATGGTACTTCTTGCAGGAGCAGGGTACGCGTATCATACTACTGTAGTAAGTCAGAAAGACACGCACATTGCAAGACTAGAAACTAATGCTGTTACTCTAAAAGAGAATGCTATGAGATTAGAAGCAGCATTTGAAAAAGAGCAAGCAGCGCGCGAAAGATCAGAACAAAACTTACAGTCTCAGCTAAAGGCAGTAGGGGCTTTGACAGAAAAGAACAACGCTATGCAACAAGAAATGGATGGATACTTATCTATTTTCAAGCGTCATGATATGACTCGTCTTGCAAGAGCAAAGCCTGGGCTAATTGAGCCTAGGATAAATAAAGGCACGAAAGCAGTATTTCGTTCCATTGAAGAGGCAAGTGTGGAGGTAGAAAATGCGGATTCTCAGTAGTGTACTATTATTATCACTCGGAGGATGCTCGCTAATACAACCGCAATCTCTTCCGGCTCCAGAGCCAATTATTAAAACAGTAACGGAGTATAAAACTCTTGAAATATACCAACCTCCGCTACCAAAAGCAATTGACTTGCAGGACGTAGAGTTTTTTGTAATTACAGAAAAGAACTTCGAAGAGCAAGTAAAAAAGCTAGAAAAAATGCAAAGCGGTACTTATGTACTTTTTGGCATTACACCACAAGATTACGAAAACATGGCGTATAATTTACAAGAGCTGAAAAGATATATTGGTCAGCAAAAAGAAATTATAATTTACTATCGTCAAGCTACTCAAGGTGACGAAGACACAGACTCTGAAGATTGGATAGAACGAAATGAAGAAGTTCTTGAGGATCAAAAACAGGACTAAGTTATGGCTGTTCAAATTAGTCGAGCAGATGTATCTCCCGATGAGATACTAGATTTACAATCTGAGACACGCTTCCTAAAGCTGCCTACAGACCCCTACCTGGATCTGTTAGGCGTTGTACCCTTACCCTCCCAGGTAGCAATTATAAATGCGATTAATAATCCTAAGTACAGATTTGTCTGTGCAGCAGTCTCAAGGCGGCAAGGCAAAACATACATCGCAAATATAATCGGGCAACTTGTATCATTAGTTCCCGGTTCTAACATCCTAATCATGTCTCCCAATTACTCGCTGTCTCAGATTTCTTTCGACTTGCAAAGAAATCTAATCAAGCACTTTGATTTAGAGGTAGCAAAAGATAACGCGAAAGATAAAGTTATTGAGCTGACAAACGGCTCTACAGTTCGAATGGGTTCCGTGAACCAGGTTGATTCCTGTGTAGGTCGTAGTTACGATCTCATTATCTTTGACGAGGCGGCGTTGGCAGACGGACGTGATGCGTTCAACGTAGCTCTTCGCCCTACTTTGGATAAGGATAACTCAAAAGCTATCTTTATTTCAACCCCTCGGGGCAGGAACAACTGGTTCGCAGAATTCTTTGATAGAGGATTTAATGATGAGTTTCCAGAATGGTGTTCAATACGGGCTACTTATAAAGATAATCCGCGCATGTCTGAGACGGATATACAGGAAGCTAAAAAATCTATGTCCGACTCAGAGTTTAGGCAGGAATACGAAGCGGACTTCAACACTTACGAAGGTCAAATTTGGAACTTTAATCACGAAAAGTGTATCGCTAATAATGAAGAGCTTGATACTCGTCGCATGGATGTATTTGCTGGCCTCGACGTGGGTTATCGTGACCCAACGGCATTTATGGTTGTAGCATATGATTGGGATGAGGAGGTGTACCATGTATTAGATGAATACCTTGATGCCGAAAAGACTACCGAACAACATGCCGCTGTAATTCGAGGTATGGTTGACAAATGGGATATCGACTACATTTACATAGATTCCGCAGCACAGCAAACTCGATTTGACTTCGCACAAAATTACGATATTAGTACTGTAAATGCAAAAAAGTCAGTATTAGATGGAATTGCACAAGTGGCAGGCATAGTTGATAACGATAAACTTATGGTCGATCAGCGATGCGGTGAAGTACTATCTTGCCTTGATCAATATCAATGGGATCCAAATCCAAATCTCGCAAGAGAAAAGCCAAAACATAATCGAGCATCGCATATGGCAGATGCTCTTCGATACGCACTATACTCATTTGAAACAACTCAGAGCGGGTTCTAAAGATACCTACAAAAAATAGTGTTTGACAATTTATCTTACAAGGGCTATAATTCAAAATGAAAAAGCTGAAAAGAGATCCGGTAAAATACATAAGAGATCGAGCTAAATCAAAGTATGAAAAAGGTTCAGAATGCCACATTTGTGGCGCTGACACAGAACTCGACTTTCACCATTTTTACACTTTAGCGCCTCTACTAAGAGAATGGTTAAAAGTAAAGCAGAAAGAGAGACCTGCGCATTATACGGACGAGTATATTGTAATCTGGCGAGACGAGTTTATAGAAGATAAATGGGCGGAGCTGTACGAGCACACAGTGACACTTTGCCATAAACATCATTTGGAACTGCATAGATTGTATGGCAGAAATCCAGCCCTAGTGACTGCAAAGAAACAAATGCGCTGGGTAGAGATTCAAAGAGACAAACATGGCATGGTAT